CATGTTCAAGATCCGCCGGTGCTGTTGTAAATCCTGCTGTGCAGATGACTTTGTTGGCACGATACCCAGAAGCAAAAAGAGTTGTTGCAGTTTTTGGGGAAAGAATAATTCTTCCATACTTTTGATCGATCGAATAAGTAGATGAATTAATAAGTGTTGAAGAATCGTATTCTCTTGTGGAATCCGCATGCACCGATGCAACTGCGGTCACTGGTGCAATTGGTAATTGTAATGTGTAAACATCATTAAAAGTTGGCGCGTCAACAAAAAAAGTATAAGTCGCTGATTCAAGAGTTGGAGACAACAAACTTTCGTTGAACGGAAAACCAAGAAAGTTCGCTATCAATTTTTCAACTCTTGCAATCAGATTATTGAGTTCTCCATCGATTGCTGTGTTACCTGCGATCTCTGGAAGATACTCTCTTAATGTTGACGCGCTAACTAATGCCATTTTTAAAAGTCTTCTGTGTTACAAAGATAGGCAACATTTTTTGTTGCTGATGGATCTGGACTCGCAAAGGTTCTTCGCAATGTTGCAACAACCGAAACAGCATCAGAGTTGATGTCTTTTTGTGTTTCTACTGTTATTCCACGACGCTGATAATGTTTATAACTTGAACGGTTAACGAGAATTAACCCTGATTTTGTACCACCACCATTATCAAAAACACCGTTTGCATTAAGATCCGCACCCATGTAACGGGAAACCAATATAGGCATACCATAAATTGAAGCCAGAGAACCAGTGACAATTGTTGCAGCTGGACCATACTTGTCAATGGTTTGAACAGCGTCTAACTTTAACAATGACAAAAGCATTTCTGGTGATGTGATCAACATCATTTCTTGACTGCTATACTCAGCCATTAACGCCAAACCAGAAATTATATCATCTGCTGTAATTGCGGCACCACCCAAGATCGATGTATTTCTTACACCAGCCTGTGCAGCAGCTTCACGAAGTCCAATAAAGTTTCTACGATGGTCCGAGGTTCCACCAAGTGACGGTGAAGTTCCCCAACGGGATCTTATGTTCCAGTTAGCAAGAGCGTCCGCATGTGGATCAGTAGTATCACCGTTAAGCATACAATCTTCGTATCCATCTGAAAGATCTCGCAATATAGATTGTTGAAGCGCTGGCAAGATTGACACAGCTGAGTCCTCAATCAAATCAGCTGAAACTCTGTAACGTGCTGCAAATCCTTTAATTGAAATACTTGCCTGAGCAGTTGTTGGAGTTGAAGCAGTAAAGATATTATCTGCTGGGCTATCACTATCCAGAACACCTTTAATGAAGGGTCTTCCGCCTGGGTTGTCAAATCTTGGAATTAAAACAACATTGGATTGTGTTGGCACAATTTCAAATTGTTCCGCAAGCATGCTCGGGGTCTTGTACGTCATATATAGCTGATCGCGAAAATCGTCAGGAATGAATTCTGCGCCTTTTCCGGCTGCATCGTACAAACTTTTTTGAATTGCGGCTTTCATGAAAGAAGGCGCTTTGTCAAGATGACGAATTAATTCAGCATCAGTCTTTGGTGTATGCTCACAAAAAGTGCGAAGAAGATTCTTCTTTGTGACAATCTCTTTCAAATCGTGGTGCCATTCAGAATGATTCTTTTGGGTATCAATCAAGCCTTCTTCTTTGATGGTAACATTCCCGTAATTTGGAATGTTTACAGAACGCTTCTTTGTGAAAAGTTGAACACCTTCATCACGAACGTATTGTTTCAAACCATCATTTTTTGCTTCAATGACAACTGGCTTTTCTTGGGCTTCGGTCATTTTTTGCATAGCTGTTTTTAGATCAGAAACTTGACGTTCAATGTTGACCATCTTGGATTCTGAATTTTGTTGATGTCGGCGAATACCGTCAATTATTTGTCTGGCTTCATTTGCCAATTTATTTGACATGATTGTCTCCTATTGTAGTAGTGCGGCCAATAAAGCCTCATTGAAAAATCGTTCTTCTCTTTTATCGATCTCATCGTTGATAACTTGTTTCATGTGATCCAGACCACGAGATCCAATAACCAACCATTTCATTTGTGCAACAACGCCAGCCAAACGAAAGTCTTCTTTGTGACGCGCGGCCCAAGCTTCTCGAAGTTTAATTGCATCTTCTTGACTTTTGGTTTTTGGCGCGCCGTTGTTCTCATCTTGTATTTTTGAAAGAATCGAAAATTGAGCATTGCCTTTTATGTTTCCACCCGCTTTCCAAATCTCAGGATATTCTTCTTTTATTCTGCGAGCATATGAAAGGGGAAACATTTTATGGTTTGAGTTGCGAAGACTTATTTTTTCATCATCGCCTTTTTGTGGAAAGTCAGTCTGTCGATAATAATACTTTTCCTCTTTGTCATCGTCGTTATGATATTTATCCTCTTCTTCCTCTTCATCCTTCATCTTCTTTTTATCGTCTTCTTCTTCTTCAGAATCTTCATCACGATATGAATCTTCTTCTTCTGGTTGCTTTTGATCAATCATCGCTTGAAGCATATCGGCTTGTTTGCTGTGCATTTCCACAGCTCCACGAAGACCTTCAATTACTTCTTTCATCATCATGATTTGTTCTTCATCAAGCATTACAGTTGCCTTCTCTTCTTTGTCTTCTTCTTTCATTTTCTCTTTCCGTTTTTTAATTGGATGTTCAGCCGGTAACAAATCCACATCAAATTGTCCAGATCGATAGCGGCCGGTTCTCATTGCGTACAACAAACCGTTTACTCTTGCCATAGCCCATTGATTATCTGATGTAATACCTGGACGAACTGAAGCCGGATTGTTATGGAACGCGGCCAACCCACGATGATATGACACAGCAAGATAATTTGAATTGGTTAATTTCTTGGCTGGATTATCGCCGTGTTTCTCGTTGTGGCCTTTTGCTTTATTTTTCAATGCGGTTTGCGTTCCTTCGCTCAATACTTCCATTGCTTCTTTTGCGTTACTCTTAAGACCATAGTCAATTTTTTGTTTCAACACTGTAAGCAATTTTTCAATCAATGATTCAAGACCATATTTTTTTGCAGCTATAGCGGCCGCGTTTGCAGGAATGGTAACAACTGAGACTTCTAACAATTCTGCATCTTGAAAATATGTACCTCTTTCACCATAATATTTGTGTTCTGTGGGTAACTTGTTTCTTTCTATCGATTTGCGCGGATTAAATCCAACTGACACCGCGTTCATAAAACCATCTTTCACTTTACGCGCGATCTTCGCTCCAAGTTCATCTTTTGTATCAAACTGAACATCGATCATAAGTTTACCATTTTCGATTCGTGGATTACCACGACCGATCGAGCTTGGGAATTATGGTTAAACAAGATCACTGGATTTTTTTTGTAGTTCTCTAAAATCCAGGAACCTTGATCTATGATGTCAGAATAGCGATCCACATCATCAGTTGACGCAATGAAAGTGACAACGTCTTTGTTCTTCTTTGTGTATTTTTTTATCTTGACTTGTTGAAACTGCATAAACCCACCAGTATCTTTATACATTCAAATTTTGAATACTTCAACAATTTATTGTGTAGAGAATATTCTATTTAATTAATTAATTAATTAATCTTTATAAATTAGCGTGCATCTGCAATTTATATCAAGCTCTTCAACGCCAAACCCGCCAGGAGCATCTGCGGTGCTTCCTTCAATTTCAAATCGCTCACTTCTTCCAATTGTTACACCATCAAGTTCAACATGTGATTCCCGAACTTTACCATCTCGCATTGTTAACCATTCTTTTTGTAATTGGATGCCTTCAGATTCCAAATCAGCAGCCGCGTTGGATTCACCGGCATTGATTGCTTTTGTTGCTTCAGTTGTCGCAATATTTTTTGCGCGCGATTCTTGGAATGTCGATGATCGTTCTATAAATGATCTTACTTCTTCAACAGTCAAATCATCAGTGAATCCTCTTTCGATTATTTTGTTAACTTTGGTTTTTGTGGTTCGATACAATTGCCGGCTTAATGTTTTTACAAAGTTTCGTACTGTTTTAAGACTCAGAGCTCTTTGATAGCTTCTTTGTTCAATACCAGATCCGAACCTGGAGAACAATTCTTGATATGAGTTTGTAAAATGCTTTTCAAATACAGGACCAATTGTTTCTTCCATGATACGAGCTGATTCGTTTTCAGTTACCATACTGAACACAAGATTTGCACCCCTCTTCAGGTATGCTCTTTGTTCACCGTGAATTGTAATTATGTAGTGCTTCTTCAATTCATCAAACTCTTTTAATATCAATTTTTTCATCTTGGAAAGGTACAAATTAGAAGCCTTCAAAAACTCCTTTTCGGCCGGTTCATGTTTTCGCTCAATGTAATCGCGCCACAATCGTTCGCGTTGATCGTCACTTCTTGCAATTAATTCAGTAAGAATATTTTTATCTTCTTCGTTCAGTGGCTCAACGCTCCTTTCTTCTTCTGGACGATCGAAGGGTGCATCTTCAAGCCCTTCGTAGGTGTAAGCATCAGCAACAGAGAATCCATTTTCGATATGTTGTTTTATTCTTAATAATGCAGCGTCTCTATTTTCAAGTGCTTCGATCCCGTTGAAGTTGTGTTCTATTTGCAATGAGGGATCCCACATTCTTGCAAGTTGAGTCAATACAACATCAATCTTTTTTGCTTTGTGGGTTTGGTTTTGCCAGTACGTTTTTTTCTGTTGAAGACTGGTTGCATAGTTCGCACTTGGTAGACCAAGAACAGTTGGTGGACAACCAAGAGAAGCGGATATTGATTGACGTGCAAACACTCTTGATTTTTCATATTCCATGTCAGAAGGTTTCAAATTCAACATGTCAATATTTGCCATTCCACTAAGTGCAATAACACCGCCGGCCTTTGCCATAGATTTATAACTGTTGATCACTTCTTTCCTTGTTTGCTCTGGCCAGATGTCACTTTCATCTTTTGGTGAAATTATTACCGAAGGTGTTCCTGATGCGCTTGCCTGGCTAGCCAACATCATCGAATTTACATCAGCCTGAAGTTCACGGTAAAGAGGTGAAACCACACCTACACCATAAGCGGATTGTGGACCTTTTGAAAAACTTGGATTGCGACCAACAAGAACACGATCGATCGGATACTGAACTGAACTTCCGTAAGAAGTGTTAATCACACCAACAACACCGCTTTTATCATCGGTCACAAATTTTGTTTCTTCTGGATGCAGTCTCATAATAGAAGTTGGTTGTTCACCTTTTCCAACCATCAACACAAAGAAAGTACCGTTCAACAACAAATCAAGAATCAATTGTTGTCTAAATAGATAACCATCACTTTGTGAGTTTGGATTTGCAAGCAGTTCAAGAACAGGATGTTCTTCGATAATTTCTTTGTCCTTTCCTTTTCCTCTTGTAAGTTGCAAAGGTAGCGCGGCAAGATCTTCGCTCACTCTTGTCACGGCTGCATATAGATATGCATGTTCTGAATATGCGTTCAGCGCATCGCGCGGAGGGAAAACTGGTTGTGTACCATTTGGAGATGAACCCCAAGAAACACCGTAATTTGGTTTATCGGGTTTTTCCTCGATCTTGGCTTGTCTTACAAAAAAAGAAGTAAATGTTTTCCAGATGCTCATTTTTTAATCCTTCGATATTTTATTAATTTTTTCTCTTAGATTATACACTTCAGTTTGTAATTTTGCCAATGACTCAAACCTTTCTTTAAGCAATTGATCCCGTTCAGAATCATATTTTTCGATAACTGACTTAAACCGATCGCGAATTTTTTCTTCTTCCTCTTTTTGTGAACCGTGCATTTCATCGATCTTTTTTTGTTGTCGCAAATACAACCAAAAGAACACGTAGGCCATGATACCCATCGTTCCATAATCAAGCGCATATTTTGTTATTTCATCCATTTTTTAGCTCCTTGATCTCATTCCGATATATACCATTTTTATGTTTTTTTTGAGAAAATAAAAAAGGACCCGAAGGCCCGTCAATCAAAATTTATTTTACTAAAAAATTTTTTCTACAAAATGAATATCTAAGACTCTATGAAGAAATGTATCAGCCCGAAGAATTGCATCTTTCTTATTTTCTGCAACTACATAATAAGTGGATTTTTTAAGGTTTCCCACATGTTCTCTTTCAACTTTATACAAATTCACTTTTCCACCTCTACAAAATAAGCGTCTTCGATATATTCACGTTCACACAAAAGAAGATCAATTACTTTGAGCGCATCCTCTTTGCTGAAGTGGTTGTTTTCACCAGATCCGCAAATTGCTTTGCGGATCCCTGTTTTATATTCCACAATAAATACTTTCATTTTATTCTCCTATGTTTTGTAAGTGTTTGCAGAAGTCTTGAAATAAACCTTCTACTTCTACATTAGAAAGAGCAGCGCATATTTTGAATTGTTCACCTCTTAATCTTGCTTTACCATATCGAAAGCCTACACCAACAAGATGTCCATCAGAACTTGTCCAGAATACAGAATGACCAAAGCCCTTTCCTACATTGCTATCATCGTGAATGTTGCTTAATGCCAACATACTACAGAGGTTCAAGAAGGCACCTTCGTTGAGCGTGTCGATGAATTCTTGCTCATTAGATGAAGCGAAGCGTGTCATGTTAGCAGTTCCAAATTTAGAACCGGATACTGAAGTGGGTGTAAATGTTCTTTCTTTCATTTGTTATCTCCTTACTTGTGGTTAATGATGTAATTATGTTTGATGTTTGAATCTTGTAATTCGAACCAGGCTGAAAGAAGTATTGTGAGGTGATAACCAGTATCCAGATCGATAAGATCAATTGTTGCCCCAAAGTATTCATCAACATCGAATTCATCTTTGTGCATTTCTGCAAAAATCTCATCAGCATCAGATGGCAATTCATAAGCCTCAATATCTGACTTTTTGTATTTTTCTTCTTCAAACATTTTATATCTCCGTGTTTATGTTTGTACTCTATATGTAACATATGAAAATACACTTGGCAAATAATATTACAATATAAACACGGATATAATGAGCTATTTTAAAGATGCCTTTGAATTCGATACAAAAAAGCACAAAGATACCTCAGAGCATCAAGGCCGTGATCATGCTTCTTTTGTGGAAGATCCTTTTGTTGATTTTTGGCCCAAGAATAAAGCCTAAATTCTTTCAGAAGTTCTTTGCACCTGTTGAAAATATATAGTCTTGGTTTATCATCAGCTTGCAGCTGCAGTCTATGTTTTACCAGGTTGATAGTGTTAACCACACCTAAGTGCTTTGGCGCTGGCTTGTTCGGTAGATTACAATTGCGGGCCAAGATCATTCTTGAATCTTTGCTCTCAGGATCACACACAACAAATTCAAAAGGCGCGTATTTTTTGAATCGCCGGTTGACCTCATGACCATTTGCGATTGTGGTTTGTTGTGTTCGGTAATATTCATCCACGATATACAGCGTGTTTGTGTTTTCATCCAAGCAGCAAACGAGACATGCGAACGGGTTGACACAGCCGAAGTCTATGGTCAGAAAACGTTTCCATTCTTTCTTGATCTCGATCGGTTTAATGACGTGAATCTTCTGGTTGATTTCTGGATAGACTAAGCCGGTTTGATTTGTAAATTTACCATACAATCTTGATTGCTGTGATGCTTCAGAAAGATGACTGGTTGCTTTACGCATCTTCACCGATGATACATAAGGATTATCAAGGCCGGAGAGAAAATGATATTTAAATGAATCGGTTTTTTCGGTATTTACAAAAAGTTCATTTGGCCAAGTGATACCAAGTAGGGGTGTCATTGTTAGCAAAATTTTTCCGCGTGCATCTACACAACGCAAAAGGGACTCTTCAAAAATATCTTGAGGATGTTCTTCATCAAGCCAGGCAAGTTTGATATTTCCAATACCCTGATATTTTCGCCGACCACTATCAGCACTCATTGAAATAATCGTTCCACCATTCGGTAAAATTACTTTAGCTCTGTTGTGAGAATTCCAATTCTTGAATCGACAACCAGCCGGAAGAAACTTTGATATTTTTGGTCTTACATAAGCAAGAGCATCAGAATACGAAAGAGCACTCACCAGGACATCACTTGGTTTCGTTGGCACAATATCAAAGGGCAAATTGTTATTTTTCAACCATTCACGGACCCACCATTCAGAAGAAGAAGCCGCAGTTGCTACAGAAAACATAGCGCCAATTTCTGATTTACCTGCGCGGTTTCCACCAAAAACGGCTGTGGCTTCTTCTCCAAGATCGTGAAAAGGATCACGTTGCGAAGTTCTCACCTCTCGAATGTTGCACGTGGAACACTCCCAGATGTTACCATCAATTCTTTTCATGGGTTTGCCGCAACCTTTTTCGCGCGGTGATTCTTTTGCCAAACCATCAAACCGATGACAATGAGGAACCCACAATTGTGCAAGTGCAAGTGGTGAGCGCTTTTGTAACTGGATAAGTTGGGTACGTAGTTTTATTTGTTCTTTGAGCATATAATTAATTAATTAATTTTTATTCTTCATCAATATCTATGACCGGCCCTTTTAAGTTGATCAGATCTTCTGTTTTTTGTAGTTGTTCGATTAGACCTTTTGTATCTACTTGTTCAAGATTGATATTCACTTCGATCTCTGGTTTGGATTGTTCGACAATTCCATTCAGGGCGAGAATGTATTTTGACGCGCGCCAGTCATCATCGGCTTTTGTGTTTATGTTCATGAGGTGCTTAATTACCAAACTCGCTTTTGCTTTTCTGAAGTCGAGAAGAAATTTGTGATAGATCGTGTCTTCTGTTTCACGACCAAGATCAAGATAACGATAAAAGGCTGTTTCACTTATTCCAGCAAAGTCAGCAGCTAATTTTATTGTGGCTCCTTGTTTGATTGCTGAAAGGAATCGCTTGATTGAATCCGGCCGTGTTTCCAAATAGGACTTTTTGATTGGTGGTTTATTCTTCTTTTTTGCTGGCATGTTTCACCCTCCCAAAAATTATATCACAGTATTCCGGATTCATCTCAATACCGATCCCGTTGTATTTTCCTTCAAGTTCAGATGCTACAAGAGTTGTGCCAGATCCGCAAAAGGTATCCACAACAACACCATCGATCGGAGTTACCAACCGAACTAACCAACTCATTAATTTTACAGGTTTGACAGTTGGATGAAAGTTCTTTACTTCTGACGATCTTGATCCGGCTGAATCTACACCCATGTACTTGTTGCCATTTTTTCCTGCTACATCTTTACTTTCATGATCTTTAAGACCTTCTTCTCTTTCACTTCTTGATGCTTTTGGGCATTGATAGATATTTGCGGGCCATCTTCCATTATCAGGTTTGTATTTATCAAGATTTATTTTGTGATTTACTTTTTCATGATTGATATATTTTGCGCCTTTTGCGCTGATATTTGTTGTAATTGGTTTGTCCCACATTGAAGAATGATCATTTTGTGGACCAACCCAACAAGGATCACCATAACCAAACCGACAAGCATCAATACTCAATGCACCTGTATTCCACTTCAAAACATTCTCAGCAATAGACAAACCTTTTTCAAGTGGCTTTCTACAAAGAACGGCTGGCTCTTGTGCTGGTTTAAGTGCAGTTCCCCAACCATCATATTTGATTGCTTCTTTTGTGGCTGGTTTGGTTATCATAGCTTCTTCAAAAGAAGCGTTAAAAGTTCCAACTTTTGGCTTTGCTGGTCGTGGATGCTTACCCACAATTTCTCTTTCAGCTCCAAAGTGTTTATCAATCGCCTTTGAAACATTATGGCTTTTTGGAAAACCTGAGAAATACAACCAACTGATCAGATCACGAATTTCAAATCCTTTATTTTCAAGTGAATACATAATTTTGTGTATTGTTCTTGTAGCAGCAAAGGCGATCAAGTGTCCGCCGGGCTTGAGTACTCGCAAACATTGACGCGCCCATTCTTCTGTGTCGAACTCTTGATCCCAGTCTTTACCCATGAATACAATCTGGTAAGGTGGATCACAAACGATTGAATCAACAGAGTTATCCGGCATAGACTTCAGAACTTCGATACAATCACCACAAATTATTTTTTGCCTTCCTACTTCTTCAACATGTCCAGATTTGAACCGTGATTCAGTTGGTTGGTCAAAATGATCGTGTTCATTTTCGTTTGTGTAGTCGGGCTCTTCTTTCAGTTGGAATTCTTCTTTGTTATCCAAAAGTTCTTCCAACTCATCATCCGTAAACAGATCAGCAACATCAACGGGGAAAGACTTTTCAAGGTCCGCCAATTGTTCTTTCAGCATGTCCTCATCCCAATCAGCAAACTCAGAAAGTTTGTTGTCGGCTATTCGGTACAATCTTGCTTGATCACCTGTTAGGTTTATTTGGCGAACTGGAACGGTTAACATGTTTAATTTCTTTGCGGCTTTCCAACGTGTATGACCGGCAAGAATTTCTCCTTCAAGGTTTGAAACAATCGGAGCAGCGAACCCATGAAGTTGAATCGAACGAACTACTTTATCCACAACATGATCGTTCACTCTTGGATTGTCCGGAGCTGGATATAGATCGTCTATGTTCATATAGACTGCGGCCGGTTTTTCTTTACTCATTTTTTGACCTCCTTGTTCAATGAGTTATTTTGTTTTGGGGGATCACAAAGAAGTGAATTCAAAATGTGGTGAAGAGAATAAACAACTAACCGATCCCCTTTCTATTCTTTTTGTGTTATTGTGTTGCGGGGCCACTGGTGCGGGCGCGGCCCGTGATCTCACCTCCCGCACCACTTCAAAAAATCAAACCGAAGTGTTGCTTCAACACCATGCGAACGTATGCGCCGCGCTTCACCTTCAATCTATTTTTTCCAGTTGCCTCTTTTCTGCCTCTGTTTATTTCTTCCAATTCCTGATCGATTCTTTCCAGGATTGCAACGTCTAAATTCATTGTTGTTTTCTGTGTTTCCAGATCTCCAAAAGAGTAACCCTTTCCAGTTGTGGGTTTCTTGATCGGATGATCATTATGGTGCAGGCAACTTTTGCAATTCCAACCATTAAAAGAATCCATCGGCACCTGTTGACCAAGATCACACTCTTCACAACTCGTGATGATATGATCCTGCATGACCTTAATTAATGGACGACCACAACAGATTAGATCTTCCTCTGTTTTTATGGTGCGAAACTTGCCGCACCTCCTACATGAAACTTTCACTTTATTCTCCAAATTTCTTTTTGAATTTTTGCCGATGTTCTGCGAGAAGTGCCGACCATTCTCGCCGAGTAAGAAGA